ACACGATCAGCAGCTAGTTGCTCTTTTTCTTCTGCAAACTCTCGAATTTCTGACTGTAGACTTTCTGTGACCATTTTGTCTAGAGCTTCGACCATTACACCTTTGTCGTGTTCATAGCGGTTGGCAAACTCTTCACGAATTTCTGCGCGAAGTTGTTCACGTGCTTCATTTAACTTAGTTTCCCAAGCTTCGCTGATAGCTTGCTTGGTGTCTTCGTTAATGATACCACTGTCGATTAATGGCTTGATAGCATCAAACATGGATCATTTTCCTTTTATATTTTTAAGTCTTTTATGAGGCGTTTTACTTCCTCTTGAAAATACTTCTGGACTTTTTGATTTGCACCGGCATCTTTTGCCATTTCGAAAACTTTGTGTCCGTGACGCATGTTCATAAGCCCTTCGTAAACAGCTTTTGGATATGCATTTGGAGCACTAGGTTGTGCAACTATATCAACTGTGACTATTTCAAAGTCACTAACATGGCCCGAGCTCTCGTTAACGTTGCCGCTACCTCTGCTGGACACTCCTAACTTCACCCCTGAGGTTAACATGGCTTCCACCAGTTTACCCATTGGAGTTGGAAGAATCTTTAATTTACCAAAACCATTTGGACCATCCATCCACATTTCTGTGATCATATGGCACACACGGTCTAAGTTAATTTTTAAATCATCAGGATGGTCTAGTTCGCCTAAAACGCTATAACCTTCCTTAAGTTGTTTATTGACAGAATCTACTGCTTGCGATATTTCTTGTACAGGGTATACTCGTTGATTAGCGTTTTTAACACCGCCTTGAACGAATATACCTTTCATGTAGAGATTCTTACCTTGGCCATCAGCACTAGCTTCTGCTAGAACTTCCATTCTAGCATTGTCAAACGATAAGTGTTCTCTTATTAATCCGCGCACAATATTTGCCTTACTTAGCTAACGGACTTTTGTCGTTAGTTCCACCTGCTTCTGTCTTAGATGCAGCAGGAGCTTTGCTCTTATAAGCTGTTTTACCAGCATTAGCACCTGGACTGTTTTGTACTTTACCAATTAAGTCAGAACCGCCTTTTAAAAGACCGCTGGGCTTTTTATTTGGTGTTCCGCTTGGATCAGACTCTGCGCCACCTTTAGCGATATTAGAAGCAGTGCCACCCATATCGTTTTTACCAGCAACAATAGATTTAGTGTTCAAACTGGCTGTGCCACCTGCACCAACTTCACCTGTTTCTGTATTTTTTCCTGGGAATGGCTCACCGATTTTTTCCACGTATTCGCGGATCCATTCAGCTTCAGTCATCTTTTTGGCTTTTTTATCTTTGTCTTTAAGCATTTCTTCTTTTTTATCTTTTTTAGCTTCATAGACTGATTCTTCATATTCTCCCATGCCTTCAGGAGTTGGTTTACCTGTAGGGACTACAATAAGATTTTCACCCATATCTTCGTCGCCTTCATCGTCACCCATGCCCATACCGTCGTCCATGCCCATGTCGTCACCGCCACCCATTAAAGCATCAAATTCTGCTTTAAGTTCATCTAACGCATCTTCAAGGTCCATGACACGATTTTCCATGTCGTCACCGCCGTCCATACCCATGTCATCGCCAGCGTCCATGTCATCGCCAGCGTCCATGTCCATGTCCATGTCTTCTTCGTCATCTCCCATGTCATCGTCACCGCCCATGTCTTCTTCGTCATCGCCCATGTCGTCTTCGGCTTCTTGCATTCCTTCTTCGTCACCAGTGATTTCGTCTACCATAGATTCGACTTCATTTCCACCGACTTCTTCAAGATCCTGCTCGTCGATTAACGACTCGTAGATATCACGCGATTTTTCAACCACAATTTGGTGGAAAAGTTCGCGAGCTTTATCTTCTTGCTCGTTAATAATGTATTCAATTAGTTGCTCATATTTTGACATATTTGTGTTCCTTTTAAAAATATGTTTGTGAATTCTGTATAGTTATTTACAGAATATGAGCATTTAATGGGTTAAATGGGCGTTTTTTGAATGTTTTTAAAAAATAATTAAAGCCCAGCACTGGCTTCAACTGCTGATTTATACTGAGTGGAAACTTTTTCCAGTTTCTTTTCATGCTCTAATTTTCTAGTGTCGTTCATAATGCGAAGTTTATTCAATCGGTCCAAAGTTAATCGTGTTTTTCTAGTGTCATCAATTTTAATGACACTATTATCGTCTTTTTCACTACGATAACCGTCCGGAATCTCATTATAAAGTTCTAAGAGCTGCATCAGGTATTTACCAATTTATTAAAATCATAGGGTTCCAGTGGGTGCTGGTGCTGCTGCCGCTGCTGCTCCAGGTGCTGGCGCTCCTACTTCTGCAGGTGGTGCAGCACCTGCTTCGCCTTCTGCTGGTGGAGCTGCTGCTTCTAAATCAGCATCTAATCCGCCTGGACTAATGCCAATACTACGTAGTCCTGCTTCGCCTGGCGGTGCTTTGTCTACGTCCCCTTGCTCTTCGGCCCACATACGTTCGTTGTCGGCTATTTCTTCTTCTGTTAATCCAAGATATCGTGTTAATAAGAAGCGTTTGCTCAAATATGGAAAAGCTTCTAATTGAGTAAACGATCCGATTCTAGCCTGATCTACTTCAGCTTGACGATAGCTGGCAAAGTTTTGCGGTTCATTGAACTGTAATTCAAACAAATTACTGTCAATATTAATGCCCCTCCAACGAAGAAATAATTTGAACTCTTGATCTAATTTTTCACAGATCATACGCTGTAAACGCATACAATATTGATTAAATCGCCATTCTTGAATTAGTGCAGTTCCTACTCTACCGTCACTAAAAGAGTTTGGATTACTGGTTCCGTCATCTAGCCCCGTTGGCAAATAGCTGCTGGGGATTCTTAGTCCGCGGAATAGTTTATTGGTAAAGAAATGCAGGTCTGTAATTTCCCCTAAATTACTACCGCCTGGCAGTGTATCAACTTTGCTGCCTCGGCCTTCTGCTGTTTGTGGGAAAAAATAATCTTCGTTAGTGCTTAATGGATTATATGTGGCATCCATCATGTTCTGACCGCCACCTGTTTGTGTAGGTATACGGCGTTGATGCACTTCGTTTTTAACTCGTTCAACAAAGGCCATGGCCATGTGACTGGGCATGTTACCTACGTCAATGTAAAAAATCCTACGTTCTGGTGCTCTTTGTACGCGATAGATAATGATAGCATCTTCCAGTAATTCTTTTTGTTTGAATACTTTGAACACATTTTCTAACACGCTGTTACCAAAAGGCCAGCTGAAATCCAGCCCTTCTGTCAGTGTTAAATGTACTATGTGTTCAGAATTTACTGCTGCTTCGTTTTGAGCATGACTGAATCTTGACCCGCCACCAATTGGATTTTTTGGTTGAATATATGCACCACTGCCGCCGCCTACTTGTGGATGATTAACATTAACGTCACTGGTATTGATGGTTGTAGCTGTTAAATTTTCAAAATTTGGAGCAATATCTTTGAGAATATACTGTTCAGGCTTTTTACCTTCTGCTTCGTTTACAATGACTTTGACAACTTTGCTGACTTCTACCCAAAATAGTTTAAATGTTTCTGGATCACGAATAAACACTTGATCACCATACTTGATAGTATTTCGAAACATTTTAAATATTCTTTTGTTAAGCTCATTTAAGCTAACCCATTGTGTTAACTGCTCACGAATAATCTTAACTTCGTTGTCTGTGGGCTGCTCTTTCCAATAAAATTTAAAAGCTGTGCCGTTTTCTTCATTGCTTTGAGTACTAAATTCAGCCAAAATGTCCAGTGCGGCATTGACTTCACTGTCCATATCCATTTGTTCGTACTGGTTATAACGTTCAATTCTATTGGGATGACCTATATAAACTTCAGGCAAGTTGCTTTGATAATTTCTATAGGTCATATTTTGAGCCTGAGAGCCATTAATAGGACTTACTGCTCCAGCTACATTTGCTACCCTAAAATACTTTTTCCAAGACATTAAAACTTTTCTCCAGTCAGATATTTACCTAAAAATTAAGCCAATGCATTGAATATGCTTCTATTAGAATCTATCATTTCACTCATTTTGTCATTTAATGTTGACATTAATCCATTCTGATCAGTTAGTGCTGCTACTACTTGTTCGTTGTTATTATTTGCAGTAACCAATGATGCAATTTGTGTTTGTAATCTGGTAATGTCGGCTGCTAAATTACGAGATTCAGCTGATGATTCTTGATTTGCTTTTTGTGATTTACTGTCAGCCAATAGTTCCATAAGTAGTACTTGATCAGCAATTTCTGAGGGAGTACTGGGTGTGATAGGAGAAGCTTGTGCAAAAGTTGGTCCTGGCAATGACGCTCCCGGGGGCAATTCAGTAGCTCCTCCTTCTGGAACTCTTGCAGGTGCAGGAGGCTCGTTTTTCTTCAATGGTATTCCCATTCCTTTAAAGATCTGATCCACAATATCCCCAACAGCTTTGTTAAACTCTTTTCCCGTTGGTATATCTTTAAGTCTATTTACTAACTGGTTAATACTATCTTGTGCTCTTACCATGGACAATGTAGCTTGATTTAACAATTCCATAGTACTTCCAAGTTTTTGCATATTTCCTAACACCGATGCATCAATTTCTTGCTGAACTTGGCTACGTCTCCTCTCTGCATCCACGAATGCTTTACTAGCAGAATCAGTTAACACTCCTCGTAGATCTGTGCCTTCAGCTATCATTCTTTCTATAGTAGTCGGTAAATTTTCAAAAAAGTTCATATTACTGATCAATGAAGCACCCATTTTTGTTTGAGATTGAACAAAGTTATTCATTAACGAAGGCGGCAATTCTGCTAAATCTTCAATGCCTTCAGCAAATCCTCGATAAGCACCTGCATTTGCTTTTATGAATCCTGCGTATGTTCGTCGGAATTCATCTTTTCCTAAATTTATATTTTCAGCAAACATTTGCATGGTCTGGGCAACTTCTTGGTTACCAGCAGCAAATGATATCATTGCAGGATCTGTTACTTTTCCTTGTGTTCTGATATATTCTTTTAAGTATTGAGCAGCTTCATCACCAAATTTAGTTTGAGCAATTCCGAATGCTTCACTGACATTTGCTTGAGCTGTAGTGCTCATTCTGCTAACTTTTAATTGATAAGCTAAATCTCTTCTTCGTTCTTCCTCTGCTTTTTTAAGCGCATCTGCACTTTGTCCAGTTAGTGCTGTTAGTTCTTTTTGTCTGATCAGATATTCTTTGATAGCAGCACTTTGTCTATTAGAATCAGCTCGACCTTGTTCCCCACGCATCTGGTCAACACGCCCCAACTGTGCCTGTAATGCTAGAAAGTCAGCTACTCCTGCACTTATATTTTCGACGTTTCCATATAGAGCAACTAAAGCATCACTGGATTCATATAGTCCTGCTGCATAATTTGCAACTTCGAAACCTGCATCTCTTACACTTTTGCCAAGCTTGGTTAAATTTTCCACATTTGTTGTTATAATCCTACCAAATTCAAGTAAAGGAATTTGTAATTTTTTTGCATCAGCACCCATTGTTCCTATGCTGCCACCAAAAGTTGCTCCAACTTTAGATAATGCAAGAAATTGGTCAGAAACTTTTTGAGCACTGTTAATTTGAAATTTAATAACGTCAGACAAAACTTCAAATGTGTTTGCTACTCCTTGCGCGGCAGCTTCACTGGCTTTACCAAAGCTAAATCCTGCAATAGATACTCCACTTAATGCTGTGCCAGCTGCGGTAACAGTTTTAGTAAAAGTACCGGTAATGAAATCTAGTGTAGGAATAACACTGGCAA